CGACGATGGTGATCTATCTGCTGAAGACTATGAGGCCCTAAAGAAAGTCGGCATCCCAGAGGAGCTAATTAAGTCCTATGTTCAATCGTATCGTTATCAGTTCGAAGCAGAACGTAAAGCTGCTTTAGAGTACCTTGGTGGCGAAGAGCAGTGGGCTGAGACTATGCAGTGGGCTCAACAAAACCTATCTGAAACAGAGATTTCCGACTTCAACAACCTTCTATCTACGTCTTCGTGGCGTTTGGCAGCGGATGGTCTAAGGGCCAGGATGTCAGAAACCACAGGCACACGACCAGCCACGCGAGAGCCTAACCTAGTACAAGGCACTCCTGCTGCAATCTCTGGATCTTCAGGATATCGAAGCAAGGCTGAGATGAAAGCAGACATGGCTTCTAAAGAATACGCTGCGTCACCCAGGTTCCGACAAGAGGTTGTACAAAAAATTCAATCAGCCACTTGGGACTTGGACAACTAAACTATCATTCTTCTGCCCTAACGACTAGCTGAGACCCCGATACGTCGGACAATCCCACGAAGTTAACAGAGCAACCCAACCCACTTTTACCTTCAATCTCATTAGGAGAAAATAAATGGCATTAGGTGATGCTTCCTCTCCAGTTCGCTTTGGTAAGGGTGCTTCGTCTCCAGTTGACAATCGGGAATTGTTCCTCAGTGTCTTTGGTGGCGAAGTGCTCACGGCCTTCGACAGCGCAACTGTTACTCTCGACAAGCACTTCATTAAGAATCTTTCTGGTGGTGCTAAATCCTATCGTTTCCCGAAGACTTGGAAGGCGTCGGCTGAATACCATGCGCCGGGTACTGAGCTGCTGGGCAACGATCTTTCGACTGGCGAACAGGTCATCACGGTTGACGACATCCTTGTATCGCACTACGCGATCTCTGATATCGACCGTATCCTGTCTCACTTTGACATGCGTTCCATCGTCTCTAACGAGATGGGCCGAGCGCTTGCTAAGGTGTTCGATCAGAACGTGTTCCGTCAGCTGATCTTGGCGTCCCGTACCGCAGCAGCGTCTCCGTTCCCCGGTGGCATTACTGTTACGGATGCTAACTTGGAGAACGACGCATCGCCTTCTGGTCTTGCGTGGATCGAAGCTATCCGTGAAGCGAATATTTCTCTGTTTAACAACGATGTTCCAGAGGATATGCAGCGGTATTGTGCTGTTCCTGTCGAGATCTTCGACGCGATCAAGTACGCTGTTGACGGTAATGGTCAGTACCTTGTGCTGAACCGTGACTTCCAAGCAGACACCGCAGGCGGTATTGATTCCCGTGCCGAGATGATCAAGATCGACGGTGTGATGGTGGTTAAAAGCCGCAACATGCCGACGACTGATGAATCGTCTACGGCTTCGGTGTTCAGTAAATACCGTGCTAACTACTCGACGACGGTCGGTGTCATGTGGTGCCCACAAGCTATTGCTACTTGCAAGCTTATGGACATCAGCCTTGAGACCGAACGTGACGTTCGTCGTCTTGAAGACTTCTTGGTCTCCAAGCTCTTCGTTGGTCACGGTGTTCTGCGTCCAGAAATGGCCGTAGAGTTCAAACACGCAGCTTAATCTGATTGAGGGGCTGCTTGTAGAAATACAGGTGGCCCCTCAGTTTTTCAGGAGATACTATGGGTCTAAGTAAGATTGAAGCAGTCAACATCATTCTAGAGTCTATCGGTGAAGCACCCGTTTCGTCTCTTACCTCTGGCCTTCCTGACGCTGAAGCAGCTGAAAGTAAACTGAACGAAATCAACAAGTCCGTCCAAGCGCGTGGGTGGCATCAGAATATCGATTACAATCTTAAGCTAATGCCTAACAACAACAGTCTTATTTATGTTCCATCGAATTATCTACGAGTTGATACAACACGAGACAGTCAGTACATCAATGTTACGGTGCGTAACTACAACAGTCGCCTAGCTCTTTATGACATTAAGAAACAGACGTATATCTTTACTGAAGCCCTGTTTGTAGACGTTGTGTATCTTATCCAGTTTGAAGATCTTAGCTTAGAACTAAGCACATACATTGCCTACCTAGCAGCTCGTAAGTTCCAAGAGTCCCAAATGCAGTCTGTGGCTCTAGATAACTTTACGCGCCGTGCTGAGATGGAAGCCTATGCAGCCTTGTTAGATGCCGAGTCTGAAACAGACGACGCCAACATCTTGACTGATAGTACTTACGTTGCTTACGCAACCTATCGACATCACGGACTATACGGGCGATAGAATGGGAACACTTATAGAGCAGTCACTTAAAACTCTATACCAAGGCGTCAGCAGACAACCTGATTCTTTACGGCTTACTGGACAAGTACAGGAAGCTACCAACGTACTAACGTCAGTGATAAGCGGTGGTCTAGAAAGCAGGCCGTCGTCACGTTATATCTCTAATAACACATTCGCTTACGCAGCCGATAAACCCTGGTGCTATTCGTACGCCAGGGACGCTGTAGAGCAGTACATCATTGTCGTTAAAACGGGTGACCTGAAGGTCTATGACCTAGCAGGCGTAGAACAAACAGTAACATTCCCTAATGGTAAGTCTTATTTAACTAACACCAATCCATCAGAAGGTTTCACTGCAACCACCATTGGTGACATAACGGTCATTGGTAATAAAGCAGTCACAGTTGCTATGGCTGAGACAGACTATGTAAGCTCTGCCAATCCTTCTACTTTGATAACGTGTAGATCAACCACAACAGGAACTAACGAACTTATTGTTGACAACCTGAATGACACAGCAACAGACTCAATAGAGGTTTGGAGTAAATCTGGCGCTATTGACGGATCTTCTGTTGCCGACAACATTATAAGCCACGCAGTATTCACAGGTTTCACAAGTGGTTATCGAAACTTCACGGTAGAACAGAAACCTAACGACCGTGATCTTACTGTGGTACTAACGAACACAGATGGTCACGAGTTCACAGCTGTTCCTAATGGGTCTGACGCCACATATGGCATTAGTGTCTCAAGGCAACTTGTAGATATTCCTCCTGATTCTCACGCTCACGTTATAACCTCTGCGACACAGGCTAATCCTGTTGTCATAACGACAGCTGACGCGCACCACTTCGAGAACTATCAAGAAGTAAGCATTGATGATGTCGTGGGCATGACGCAGCTCAACGGTAATCGGTACTTTGTAAGCAAACTGACGACAACCACGTTTGCTCTTTATTCAGATTACGACCTGTCTACGTCTGTGAACGGCACAGGATACACTGCGTACACAAGCGGCGGTAATACCATCACCACAAAGGTATACGCTGACACACGTACCTCCAGAGGCCTCCTTCCTAACTGGGCTCCTGAAGGTTACTATGTGTATCTATCAGCTACTGATACGACTGATGGCTATTGGGTTAAGTTCAAAACAGCAGAAGACGCTTGGATCGAAGCGGCCAATCCGTATCAGAACAACGCCTTTGACCTGACGACGATGCCTCACTTCTTGACACGAACGGCTGACGGGTCATTTACGTTTGGTCATGGGACTTACGATGCTCGTGATGCCGGAGACACACAGACCGTTCCTAACCCAGACTTTGTGGGCAAACAGATCAAACAGATCACAACGCACCGTAACCGTCTTGTGATTGTGTCGGGTGAAACTGTGTTCTTCTCACGCTCACGGGAATTCTTTAACTTCTGGCGACAGTACAGTACCCAGGTTCTGGACAGCGACCCCTTTGGTCTACAGGCCTCTAGTGACGATGTGAACGAATTGGTCCATGCGTTCCCCTTCAGGCGCTCTTTGTTCTTAAGCTCCGACAGATCTCAGTTCGAGGTGTCGTCTGATCAGCAGGTGTTTACGTCACAGAACGCAGTGATCGATACAGCTACGGCGTACATCACAGAGCCCAAGTGTGATCCTGTGGCCCTTGGTAACCGTATGTACTTTGCGGCCAAGAGCGGTCGAGACGCCCTGGTGTTCGAGTATCAGTACAACGATACGTCCCTATCGACCACAGCTGAAGACATCACGATCCACGCCCTTGGGTACATACCGGCACCTATCGTCCATATAGCGGCTGACAGTGCCAATGAGATGATGTTCTGCATATCTGACTCAGATCGCAGCTCCTTGTACATCTACAAGACCTATACGGAACAAGAGCAGAAGGCCCAAAGCGCATGGTCCAAGTGGGACTTTGGCACAGGGACGTACATCCACTGGGTTGGTGTTATTCTAGGCGACATGTACATGTACGTCACTAGGGGCACTGAGACGTTCATTGAGAAAATAGAACTGCGGTACGAGCTGTCAGACGACAAGCATCCGTACCAAGTGTGCTTAGACCAGACCATCAACGTCCAAGGGACGTACAATGCAACAACAGGTCTGACGACTTGGACAGCGCCCTACTTACACAACAGTAAGTCTGCTATTGTATTATCAAGCGACTTCCCAGCTGGTCAGGTAGGCGAGAGGCTTGCTCTGACGTACCCGACGACAACCACCATGACAGCTGTTGGAGACCACTCGGCACACGTTTGTATCTTAGGGACGCCGTTCACCCAAGAAGTCCAACTGTCCAAGCTGTTTGTTCGATCAGACGCTGCTGGTAAGATGACTGTTCAGACCGGACGGTTCCAGCTTAAGCGTCTTCAGTTTAACTATCAGGACACAGGGTTCTTTAATATCGAAGTGACACCTGAGTCCCGGCCACAACAGACGTTTACCTTTAATGGCACGTTCATTGGAACTACGTTGGTAGGTGGCTTGGGCATGGAGGCCCTTGGGTCTTTCAAGGTTCCCGTTAGGACTAACGCCAGCACGGTGACAATTAAAATCAAAAACGATTCAGAGAAACCCATGATCATTACGTCTATTGATTACACCGGGTTCTTCAATGAACTGACGAGGCAGGAGTAGAATCTATGGGGGATCCAGTAACAGCAGGACTGATGGTAGTTTCTTCTATAGCGTCAACAGTCATGACAACAATGTCAGCGAAAGCACAGGCTGATGCAGAGTTCGAAGCAGCAGAGGCACAGCGTAAAGCTGAAGAACAAGAAGCCCTACGCCTGCTCGCACAGGAGCAACAGGAAGGCCTTGAGCAACAGTCTGACATTATGCGTATGTCTCAGGAAGAACTTGGTGCCGTGCAGGCCTCAGAGACTATGCTTTCTCAAACGTCTTTAGGAAGCCTTTTGTACGCTGGTGCTTACGATCTAAACGTAGGCCTTGGTCGTGTTGCAGAGCAAGAGGTAAGAGACGTTGGCTTTAGGGAATCACAACAAGCAGATGCCATTGCAAGGCAAGAGACAAGAAACATCCAGGCCGCAGGAAGAGCAAGCCAGCAAATCTCATCAGCTGTTGGATCAACTCTTAAAACAGCTGTTGGTGCAGGTATGAGTGTTTATGGTGCCGATAAGACACCCGGTAAGGGTGATTCCTCGTTTTTCGCTACTTAAGGAAAAAAGCATATGAGACAAGGTAGAACCCCAGGCTATTTTCCTGATCTTAAAGCTGGCACAGGCGTAGGAATACCAGCTCCACGTCAAAACGTGGTTTCTGAAGTACGCGCTGATCCAGGCGCTGGGTCTTTAGCTGCTAGCTTTGCTTCTTTAGCTGACGGTTTCACTAATTACTTTGCTGAACAAACACAAGTCGAACTAGCTAAGTCCCAGGATAAAGCTAAAAAGCAAGCGGTTATGGATGCCCAACAGGCTTATGAATCAGGAGTGACTTCTGTTTCTTCTGAGATTACAAAAGAGTACAAAGGCACTTACGCAGACGCCTATTCGTCAGCGCTTGGTTCCTTAAGAGCTAGTGACGCCGAGAAACAGTTTGCTTCTTTTGTTGTAGCAAGTGACATACAGCCTCATGAAAAATCAGGTGCTCTTGAAGAGTTTTATAAAGACAATTACGGCAAAGGAACAGGGAACCTTAATTTTGACTCCGCGTTCCAAAAATCATGGACTGCCAATACAGAAAAACTACGGCACACAAGTTCTGTAGCTGCTGCTCAGAAGATCAAAGACACAGCACG